ACGTAGCCAGCCATGCCGGACGTGATCTTGTTGGTCACACCAACGATGCCGCTGTAGGTGCTGGTGCCGTCGCCAAGGAAACCGCACTGGTCCTCTTTCAGCGCGAAGGCGTAGGCCGCTTCGTTCGCGAGGTCCTGCGCGATGTCGATGATCGCGTCTTCGGCCAACTCGCTGGAGTAGTAGGACAGCACGGCGAGCTTCTTCGCGGTGAGGCCCACCTGATTCCAAGACTTGTCGGACGCGGTCGGCGCGGTGTTCTCGCCCACGAAGTAGGCGGTCAGGCCGCCGGAGCGGCGCGGCATGGTCATCGTGTCGCTGCCCATGCTCACGACTTTGGTATTCCGGCGGAACACACCGTAGGTCTCGCGCAGGTCGATGATGGTCTGGTCCATCACGTCGGGAACGAGGAAGCCGCCCGCCGTGTTGCTGCCGACGGTCATCGCGCGCTGCTGTTTCTCGGCCATCTGGTTTTCGATGCCGTTGTCACGACACCAGCGCTGCGCGCGCTTGTCGTTGTACAGGTTGGCGCGAATCCACATGCCGGACTCATACGCGGCCCGTTCGTTCGGGAAGTTCAGCTTCTTGCTGGAACGGGTGAACGTAATTTCCGGCTTGTGGCTTTCAGCCTGGGAACGGCTGAGTTCACCGGCCATGGACTGGCTGGCGCTTGGCTGCGTCGCGGCGTCGCGGCGCGCGGCAACTTCGCGACGCAATTCAATGTGGCGGCGCTTTTCGCCGATCTTCTTCTCAATATCCTCGGCCTCTTTAAAGTTGGCCTTGATAGCCTGAGCTTCGTCCTCGGACACTGCACGATCCTGCTTTTCAGCAAGGTTGATGATGTCCTCATTGGTACGAAGCAGGTGCTGGCGCTGGGCGCTCAGTTCGCTGATTTCGTCTTCCATTAGTTGGAGTCCTTTTCGGTTTGGTTGTGCGGGCCAAACGAAAAACGGCGGCCCGCGTTTCGTAACGCGGACCGCCGTTGGCGGTTCCAACTCCTGCCCGTTGGGCAGAGGTCAATTCAATCTGTTAGTAGTCTAACACAATCAGATCTGTTTTGCAAGTGCTTCTTTATTCATATGCCGGAGTTCGTCAATACTCATCTCCGACAGTTCGCGCTTTTGCGCACCGCCAAGGAAGTCGGGCACGTTTCGGTATCCCGCAGCCCGGCAGCGTTCGCCGTCCTCCACGTCAATCGTGGCAGGTGCGCCGATGCTGGTAGCGAGGCCAGCCGCCACGGCTTCCTCGCCGGTGAACCAAGTTTCGGCGTTGATCCACTTCCGCGCCTGAGATTCATCGACACCGGAACGGCCCGCGATGATAGCGGCCTGTTCCCCATCGATTTTCTCCAGTAGGTTGGCCGCTGCCTTCATATCGCGGGAGTTGCCCACGACACCGCCCCATGCGTTGTGAACCATGATGAACGAGCCTTCGCCCATCTCGATATGGTCTCCCGCCATGGCAATCAGCCCAGCGCCAGACGCCGCGAGGCCCTGCACCTTCACTGTCACCGGTGCCGGGTGCTGCTTCAGTGTGTTATAGATGGCCATGGACTCGAACACGTCACCGCCAGGGGAGTTAACGTATACGGTAATACCCCGCACGTCTGGCACTGCGGACAGCGCCTCGATAATCTTGCCGCTGCTCTGCGCATCCTGCATGTACCGGCTCACCCAAGTCGGAACGATTTCGTCCAGGATGTACAGGTCCACCTCGTTACCGCCGTCAAGCGCGCGGGTCTCCACGGCAATGCGCCGGTCACGGTGATGGTGATACTGGATTTCGCGGGTGATGAGGTTGCGCATCTCGACGATGGTGTCCTCGTAGGCCGGGCCGTCAACCGGGGCCACGTCGATCAAGTCCACGTCGGTCAGAGTCAGCAGTGGCGGCGTCTGGTTGAAGTCCCACACCTTGCCTCGATCAGACACAGTGAACGCGAAGCTGGACTTGTTGATGTACCCGCCCGACACCAGTTCAATCAGATCCCGCCCCGCGTTGGTGTTCGGCGGCGTCATCTCGTACTTCAGGCCCCGCGCGTCGCTCCACAGCCGAAGACTGCCGTTAGCCGTGCTGCCGACGGTGGACAGCCCGCCCTCGTGCTGCACGCGCGCGGACACCGTCCGCTTGCCCTCAGCAACCTCCTTAAGGCTTCTGTCGAACGCGCCGCGCTTGATAATCTCGCGGAAGCCGCCCAGGTCGTGGCTCATGCTGTCGTAGACGGCGGCGTAGCCCGTAATCTTTCGGGTGTCGCCATCGGCTCGGACTTCAACGAGTTGGTCGGTCAGGAATCGGTGTTGCACTGGATCGCCTCCATGAGGTCAGCGGCAGCAGTCGCCGCGCGGTTATCGTCGTGAATGTCGTTGCTCAACTGCTGCCGGGTCTCGGCACAGTGGATCGCGGCGTAGGTTACCGACATGGCGCGCGCGTCACCTGCAACGCCGAGGCCCGCCATGACAGCGGAGATATACGGGGCCATATGCTCAGCGATGTACGCCTCGCGCGTGGACAGGAACGCCACGGGGTCCTTGCTCTTGCGCGCGCCGTTGATGTCGCCACGGATCAGGTCGTGAATCTTCGCCGCGAGAATCTGCCGGAATCCGGCCTGCACGTTGTTGGTATCGTCCGGGTCTGGCGCCGGCGCAGCCCCGGGAGTCTGGCCAGCCATGGCAACCGGAACCATATTGCTCTGGACGTAGTGGCGGTCGCCGAACGGCACCGGGTTCTCGTCTTCCAGTTCGAGAATGCGATTCGGGGAGTACGCGCTCATGTAGTACATTTCCTTGTAGTGCGCCGTCCGCGCGGCGAGGTCCGCGCGCATAAGCGCATTCAAGTTGATGTAGGCATGAACACCTGCGTCAAGCTCCGTCGGAGTGAGCAGCTTGAACTCGATTTCAGCCCGCAGCTTGTCCGCCCATGGGTCGAGGGTGTCCCGGTCGTACTCTAGTCCTTGATGTTCGATGTTGGAGAACGTCGCGTTGGCAAGGTGCTGAATCTTGTGCGGAGGCATCCGATAGATCCGGCATATGTCTTCCACCGTCACATTGGTCAACTCGCTCATCTGCGCGCGCTGGTTGTCGATGGTGACAGGCAGGAAGTCCATGCCTTCCTCCAGCAGCATGACGCGGTTGGAGTTCTTGGCCCCAACGTACCGCCGGTCGAAGTCCCTGCGCAGGTTTTCCGCTGCCTTATCACTCAACTCCGCCGGGTGCTTGAGCATGCCGCTCGGAGTTGCACCATTCCCGAAGAATGCGCCTCTATACTTCTGTAGTGCGATGGCCGCGCCCAATAGCTCCCGCGCCAGTTGTGGGACGTTGTACCCGTCGAGCCCGTCATTGGACAGGCCCATGATGTGCAACACTTCCTCGGGTAGCAGGATGCGGTCATAGATCTGGTAAATCGGCTCGCCGGTCACCGTGCTATAGCGAACTACCATCTCGTCAGGGTTGAGCAGGAGCAGCTCCGTCGGCGCGCCAGAGTTGTCCCGCACGATGTAGGCATAGCCGCCTTTGCGCGTGAGCGCGTGCCCCATGATCGTCTGCCAGAACACGTGACGGTTCATGGTGCTTGATGGGCGCCGGAGTAGCCGACTAACGGGGTGATTCACGAGGTCGTTGGATTCGCGGCCCGTCTTCTGCCGGATTTTCTTGGGCAGCTTGGAAATGTCCTCGGAGATGTTCCGAACGCACGCGAAGAACGCCATCACGGTCATCGCCGTCCGCGCGCTGACGGGTTCGTCCGCCGCGTTGCCGAGGCCATGCGTCAGGGAGTCAATCAGCCAAGCGTCAGGGCTTCGGTAGTTCGCGCGCGTCTGCGTCTCAATAGCGCGCCCGAACTGGTCTAGAATAGCGGGCATTAGTCGTCATTCCCTCCAAAGGTGAGTAGTCCCCGCCGCTCGTATACTGAGGTAGTGCTCTCGCGCGCCTGCATCGCCATGGCTAGCGCCATCATCGCAGCAATGATTCCGTCAATCTTGTGCTCCTTGTGCGCCTTGCCGGGCTTCAGGTTGTCGGACGAATTGCGCGTTAGTATAGCATTACCAGACTGCCATAGCATAACAGGGTTATTACCGTGGTGGAACTCCCCGCGATTAATTAACCGGAGCATTTC